CCGAGTATTTGGGACAGAAGACGGAAAGAAGCTACTTCAGTGGCTTCGTTCTGTCTACCTCGAGCAACCAGTTGCCGTGCCTGGGGCAATCCACGATCACGCTTTCTACCGAGAAGGACAGAATAGCGTGATTAGGGATATTGAAGCGCGGATACAACGAGCAATCAACCAAGGACCAATTAATGGAAACCGCAGAAAACCAACCCAGTGAAACCTCATCAGAGGGTGAAGCTGGCCTATTGGATTCGGCAACAGTAGTCGATGATAGTGGCCAGCAGGAACCGTCAAACACTGTAATCCCACACAAAGATGAACCTGCAACAGATGATGATGCGCCATTAGAACGGCCAGATTTTTGGCCGGAGAACTTTTGGAAGAAGGATACAAGTGAGCCAGACTTAGAGGGCATTGCAAAATCGTGGTCTGATTTGCGCAAAACAATTGCCCAAGGCAAACATAAGCCACCTGCTGATGGCAAGTACGATACAAGTGCTTTTGGTGCAATCCCAGAAAATGACCCAGTGCGCACGCACATTATGGGATGGGCATCTAAGTACGGTATGAGTCAAGCGGCCCTAGACGATCTTGTTGGAGAGGTTGTAAAAATGGGTGGAGATCAACAAGAAGTTGCCGCCAGGACTCTTCAGCAGGAAAAGCAAGCCCTTGGACCAAATGCCGACGCAATGATAAAAGGTATGGTTGATTGGGCTTCTGGATTGGTTAAAAAAGGTATTTGGGGTAAAGATGATTTTGAAGAATTCAAAGTCATGGGTGGAACTGCAAATGGACTCAAGGCTCTAATGAAGCTTCGTGAGACATATGAAGGAACCAGAATCCCAACCAATTCAGTACCGATTTCTGGTGCGCCAAGTAAAGAAGAGTTGTATCAGATGGTTAATGATCCAAAATATAAATCTGACCCAGCCTATCGCCAAAAAGTTGAACGTATGTTTGCTCAAACTTTCGGTTAAACTGTAGCCCCCTGTCGTAGTTATTTGCCCAGGCTTAGACCTGGGCTTTTTTTTTTAAAAATTACTTGCGTTTATAAAATTTAATTATTACGCTATAAGTAAGGCCAATCAGGAAACTGACCCTTTCTATAGCAGACGCTATCGTGTGGCTGACGTAATCAGCAAGCATTCGGCCCAGATTTCTGGCATACCGGCGCGACAAAATTTTTTTGTCAACTAACGAATAGGAATACGACATGAGCATTTCATTATCCAATGCTTTCGTTACCCTCTTCGACGCGGAAGTTAAGCAAGCCTATCAAGGTAAGGCAATGCTTGTTCCGGCCGTGCGCCAGCGTCGTGGGGTTGAAGGCTCGACTGTAAAATTCCCTAAAGTCGGTAAAGGTGTGGCCACGCCTCGCGTGCCGCAAACCGACGTTACTCCGCTTAACGTGGGATTCTCGTCTGTTACTCTTACGCTTTCCGATTGGAACGCGGCCGAGTACAGCGACATCTTCTCGCAAGCTAAAGTTAATTTTGATGAGCGTCAGGAACTTGTGCAGGTTGTTGCCAATGCAATGGGCCGTCGTCAGGATCAATTGATCTTAGACGCGCTTGCCGCATCGGGAACCAGCTTGACTGTTGCTAACAGCATTGGTGGCGCAACCACCAACTTGAACGTGGCAAAACTGCGTGAAGCCAAGCGCTTGATGGATAAAAACAACGTGCCGCCCGAGGGCCGTCACATTGTTATCCACGGCAACGGCCTTGCCAACTTGCTGTCGGAAACGTCGGTTACTTCGTCAGACTTCAATACCGTTAAGGCATTGGTGCAGGGCGATGTTTCGACGTTCTTAGGCTTTACGTTCCATGTGCTGGGTGATCGTTCCGAGGGTGGTTTGGCTATCGACGGTTCGTTGGATCGTACTTGCTTTGCTTTCCACAACATGGCCGTTGGCTATGGTGAAGGTATCGGGATGCGCACGGAGATCAACTATATCCCCGAAAAGACCTCCTGGCTTGTCAACGAAGTGTTCTCGGCTGGCGCGACTACGATTGATGCTGAAGGCATCGTCCAAATCACCTGCCGCGAAACCTGAGATTAAGGAGATCTAATCATGGCATTCTCAAGCACTGGTTTTAATGCAGTTGGTGGTCAGTCAAAAGCAGGAAACGCTCCAGCTATTTATACGTACAGCAGCACGGACGCTCAGTCGGTTATCCGCGCTTCTGGCTATTTCAATAGCATTGCTTCCCTGTTAAAAGTCGGTGACATCATTTTCTGTTATTCAGCAACTGGCGGCACTCCGGTCATGTCCACGGCATACGTGAACAGCAACACCGGTACTGTTGTTGACATCACTGACGGTGTGACCGTAACCGCTACGGATACGGATTAATAGTAGTTTGTGTAATATGGGGCTGGTCTTGGGTTACCGAGGTCAGCCCCTTTCTACGTTAAGGGATTGAGATGGCAGCAGGAGATTCCGCGCTTTCAATCTGTTCAGATGCGCTAATTATGCTCGGCGCAAAGCCGATTGCTTCGTTTAACGAAGGCACTGACGAGTCCAGCACGTGTGACCGTCTATACCCAGATATTCGTGACCAAGCTTTATTAATCTATCCTTGGTCATTTAGCTTTCAAAAGGTGGCGCTGGCGCAGCTTGTAACAACGCCAACCACAGAATATAAATACGAATATGCTTTGCCTGGTGACAAGATTGGCCCACCACGCGCTTTATTCACAAGCAGTTCACCTGGTGACTTCCCCCGCAAAGAGTATAGAATCTTTGGCGATAAAGTATTAACAGACTATTCCGCTGTATGGATTGATTATCCGTATTCAGTACCAGAATACCTAATGCCAGTTTATTTTATACAGCTATTAAAATATTTAATGGCATGGCATTTGGCGTTGCCAATCACGGATCAAGCAGACAAGGCCGCGTATTGGCAAGGTGTTGCTGTTGGCTCACCAGGTGAAAACGGACGTGGTGGTTATTTGCGCACCGCAATGCAAATTGATGGCGCTGGACAGCCAACAAACAGCATCAATGATTTCAGCTTAATTGCTGTGAGGTACTGATGTCGCGTTTTGTAAGCATACAGACCAATTTTAGCAGCGGTGAGCTTGATCCGTTGCTACGGTCACGTATTGATCTTAAAAGCTATGAGAACGCGCTAGAAGAAGCCACAAACGTAGTATGCCAGCCACAAGGCGGTATTCATCGTCGGCCTGGATTAAAGTATTTGTATTCCCTGCCAAATAGCAGCACTCCAAGTGCAGCCAATGGCGTGCGTTTAATTCCGTTTGAGTTCAGTACTAGCGACAGCTATATGCTGGTGTTTACTCATCATCGGGCTTATGTATTTAAGAATAAAGCGCTCATCACAAACATCAACGGTTCTGGTAACCCTTACATTGACACGTCTGGCGTAAACATCACTGGCGCTAGATTAGACAAAATTTGCTGGACGCAAAGTGCTGATACGCTAATTTTGACTCACAATGAAATACCTCCAGTTAAAATATTGCGCGGCGCAACAGACGCAACGTGGACCGTAAGCACGCTTACATTTAACAGCACGCCAAAGTATGCGTTTACTTTGACCACCACAAACCCTGCTGGAACGCTTACACCAAGCGCTGTAAATGGGAACATTACACTTACATCTAGTTCAAGCATATTCAATTCTGGACACGTTGGGCAATATGTAAATGCCACTCCACAAGGCAGGGCAAAGATTGTTCAATACACCAGTGCGTCAGTTGTAAACGCAATTGTTGAGTTTCCATTCTTTAATACGTCAGCCATTGCAAACGGATCTTGGAATTTAGAAACCGGATATGAAACCGTTTGGTCTTCGACAAGGGGTTATCCTAGAGCGGTAACATTCCACGAAGGGCGTTTGTATTTTGGTGGATCTACTGCACGCCCAAGCACAGTTTGGGGTAGCAAGGTTGGATTGTTTTTTGATTTTGAAGCAACAGAAGGATTAGATGATGATGCCGTTGAGGCAACGCTAGACACCAATACATATAACAGTATTGTTGATCTAATCTCTGGGCGAGATCTACAGGTATTTACTACTGGTGGTGAATTCTATGTTCCGCAAAGTGGACTAGATCCAGTTACACCAACGAATTTCTTTATTAAGACAGCGACTAGAAACGGAGCCAGAGAAGGCGCTAGGGTTCAAACGCTAGAGTCTGGAACGCTGTTTATTCAGCGCCAAGGTAAAAGCCTTAATGAGTTTGCGTATACAGATACTCAGCTTACTTATATTACAAGCAAGATTAGTTTGCTTTGTGGACATTTGCTGAAATCACCAAAGCGTATGGCACTGCGTAAGTCTGTGGCCACAGATGAGAATGATTTGCTTTTCATCACAAATTCTGATGATGGCTCGATGGCTGTGTTTTCACTTTTGCGTGTTCAAAACGTAATTGCTCCATCAAAGTACACAACAGACGGTGAATTCTTAGATATTGGAATTGATTTAACCACAATCTATACGGTTGTAAAACGTACTGTAAATGGTACAGCACAGTATTTTGTAGAGTATTTTGACGATAACTTATTGACTGATTCTGCTGTTACTGGTGGCGCTGCTGCATCCGCTTCCGTAAGCCACTTGGTTGCTAAGACATGCAACGTGTTGCTTGATGGTGTTGTGCAAGACAATAAGGTTGTGCCAGGCGGTGGTACGGTTACATTCCCAAGATCGTCTGTTACATCATATGAAGTTGGATTGCCGTTTACAGTTCGCGCTGTGACAATGCCGGTTGATATTAAGTTGCAAACCGGTACTAGACTTGGATTTAAAAAGCGCATTGTTGAAGTTAATGCGCTGGTATACGAAACACAACATATGAAGATTAATAGTGTTGTTGTTCCATTTAGAGCGTTTGACACAGTAAATATTCTTGATAACCCAGTTCCAGAATACACTGGTACAAAGACGTTGCATGGAATTCGTGGGTATAGCCAAGAAGCAAAGATTACAATTGAGCAAGACATTCCACTAAAAATGACCTTGCTTGGACTCGAATACAAACTAGCTACGCACCAAGGTACATAAATGGAAACAGTAGCGGCAGCTTGGGCAACAGCCCAACCATATCTCTCAACGATCTCTACTGCGGCAAGTGTTCTTGGCGCGTTTAGTTCTGTTGGAGAAGGATACCAAAAGCAGCAAATGTATCGTTTGCAAGCGGAGCAAACGCGACTTGAATCAGAGCGCAGAGCATTGCAATATGAACAACAGGGTGTAGCTACACTGCGTCGGATTAATTCTGTTACATCAGCGGCAGCAGCACGCGCATATGCTGGTGGTGTTGCTGGATTTGAGGGTTCTGCTGGGTTGGTTCAAAAAGCCAGTGAAGCGCTTGGTGGTAAAGAGTTGCAAATTGCTCAAGAAAACATTGCTGCCACTCGTCGCGGTGGGCTTATTCAAGCAAATATTTACGATGTTGCTGGAGAAACTGCGGCTAGAGGTGGATGGTTTGATGCTGCCGCAAAGCTTGGAACTGCTGCATTAAGGGCCGGATCAATTGGCGGTTCGCAATATAGTTACAAGTTACCAATATATCCTGGCGCTGAGTACTAGACAAAATGGCCGATCTACCTAAATATCAACCCACAGGGATGTTACTTGCGGATATTCCGCGAGTTGACTTTGCTAACCTAAAAGAGAATTTAAGAGCTACTCAGTCTCTTGAGCAGTCTCTTTCTCGCATATCTGAATTTGCATTTAAACAAGCCGGTGAGCAAGCAAAGCGAGAGGGCGCTCAATACGCCATTGAAAATCCGCTAACGGCAGAGCAGGTGCAAAAGGCAATTTCAGAGGGCAAAAAGCCAAGCGAGTTAATCTCTCAGCCAGGAACAATATTTGGCGAGTCTGTTCGTTCTATCCAAGCTATGCAGTTGCGAGTAGAGCTTGAGGGCAGAACAAGAAACAAATTGGCTGAAATTGCCTCGGACGTAGACTCTGGCCGCATAACAAACTTTGATGAAATTAAATTTGCAATTAACGCGCCAATTGATGGTTTTGCAAGGGTAATTTCTGGTATTGATCCAGAGGAAGCGGTGCGATTTAAAGCCGCAATGACATCTGCTGGGTCTACAGTATTTAAGGGTGCTTATGACCATTTAATAAAAATGGAAGGCGCTGCTCGTAAAACAACGGTATCTAGTTCGCAAGAAAGCACATATAGCATTCTTAGTAAAATTTATAGCACAGAGACTAATCTTGATGTAATCGAACAAAAAATCGGCATTGAAAGAGCTAGAACATTTGCTGCCGCAAGGTCAACAAATGATGCTGAGTTTATCAATAAGATAATGAATGCGTTTGAGGCGCAGGTATCAAAGCGAAAGATTGATGCTGTATCTGCTTATGTTGCAAGCACTGAGTTTTCAGCAGATCCGCAAGCTGCTGTTAAGCGTTTAGATAGAAATGATGCTGACAAAATGACCAACATTTGGTCATCTTTAAGTTTTGAAGATCAAGCAAAAATTCGCAGCAATTTGAGAACAATTGTCAATGAGCGCTGGGATGTAAAAGAAAAAGCACGAAAAGAAGAAGAAGATGATGCAACAAAAAAATCTGCTGCATTGTTGTCAGACTACTTTAAAACTGGCTCTGCTGCGTCTTTGCATAAATTAAATGAAATTGCCATTTTGCATCCAAAAATTATTTCTCCCGAAACAGTTTTTAAGTTGCCAAAAGAGCGCACAGATGTATTAGATGTTGCCAATCCAAAAGCTGAGTTTAAGCTAAAAGAAGAAATTATGTCTGGTTCATTGCCAACGCTAGATCTTGTGCATATCAGAGCAAAAGAACTTGGTATTAGTTACAAGCGTTTGTCTGATAACATGGTGCCATTTTTTATTTCTCGCTCAGATAAAGATTTAATAACTGTTGAACACATTTTTCGTAATGAAGCGCGTATTGTTCCAGGGCAATTAAACATTGGTCAAAAATCTGCTGATGCCTACGGAAAGATGAACAGAGAATTTGAGCGCAATTGGGCTGCTGCTGTTGATGCTAACAAACAAGATCCGTCTAAGCCAATGCCAACGCGCATTGAAGTTGCTCGTGACATCATCAAAAAAAGACAAGATTCTGGCGTATCAAAAAAGATTGAATCTTTGGTTTCTGGCTTAAATGACAAGTATGGCAAGGGGCCATCTGCTATTCGTAAAACAAATATTACTTGGTCAGACTCAACGTCAATGCAAGATGTGCGTGCTGTTGCAAAGCAGCAAGGATTGAAGCCGGAAGATATTGTTGCAATTGAGCAGACGTTAAAACAAATTGATGCACTACAAAAGCAGCTAGACAACTAATGGCCACAGAATTCGACACTTACTATATTAATCGCTTGCTTGAGCGCGATTACCCACCAGTGGTAGAAGAGCCTGTAATGCTTGCTATGGGCGGCGCTGGCGCTGGTCCAAAGCCAACCACAATGAAAGACATTGGTGAGCTTGGTGGCGCTATGGCTGACGTTGGCGCGGCCACTGTAAAGGGTGCTGCTCAAAGCTTTGTTGGCACACCAGGTGATATTGAAAGTCTTTATTATGGCGTACGTGAAATTGTGCGTCGCAAAGCTGATGAATCTGTCTTAGATGCTTTCATTAAGGGCATGGATCAAAAAACAATAGCGCCAACAACTGAAGAAGTTAAAGCTTGGTTGGACAAGAATATTGGCGCTGTACAGGATGGTGAGCATCCGTATGAGTCGGTTGGCGAGGTTATGGCTCCAGGTGGTTATATTGCTGGCGCTAAAAAAGGATTAAAGTCGATTAAGAAAGCAAAAAAGATTGTTACTGGAACCGCTGCCGGTGGCGCTGCCACAAGCGTTTCTGAAGCTGAATCAAAAAATAGTGAGACTAAGTAATGGCTACACTTGAGCAACGTCTTGACAATACGATTGTATCTGCTGATGTAGATACGTTGCCTATGACATTGCCAGATACAGAGTCAATGTCAGACAAGCAGGAACCGCAAGACGAGCCTGTAATGGTTGCTGGTCCTGCCACGCGAACTATAAAGGCAGGTGCTAAAAGATTAAAGCCATCCGATGTGTTGGAGCCATTAACGCAGCCTGGTGCTAGAGCAGTAAAAGAACCTGCCATTGTTGCTCCACCACCGATTGCACCAGCGCCAACCGTTAAGGTCCCTGCTGTCTCAACAGAAACAATTACGGTTCCACAAACAAGACCAGTAGATATTTCAGAAGTAAACAAAGTTGCTGCGGAGCGTCAGAAATTACTAGATGAAGGTGGTGTGTGGGAAAAACCACCGGAAACTCCAATATCTAGTGCTTGGACAGACAATGATGGATTGGCTGCAACGATTCGTGCGGCTGGAGAAAACGCAGCGCAACAAGATGGCTCAATGTCTTTACGCAGCATTTATACAAGAGCTATTAATGCCGGTGTACCAGAGTCATTCTTGGCACGTGCAATTGCTGGCGAAAGCATGGATGTCACCGTTGGTGGCAGCAGCCTTGCAAAGCAATTGGCTGGCGCTGTGGTTGTTCACGATGAAAGCGCAAAGCAACTTGACCAGTTGTTTAACAAGATGGCAAGCGGCTCATTAGATGATGCTGGCAAACTAGATTTGCGTATGCGTTTAGCGCAACACGACATTATCGTTAAGCAGTTGAAGGGTATGCAAACGGACGTTGCTCGATCATTAAACGTGTTTAAGCGCGTTCAAGATGCAGGTCCAGGACTTGATACAAAAGCGGTACGTCAAGCGCTTGATGATCTTGGCGTGCAGCAATCTGACTCTGTCTTGTTCCAATTGGCGCAAGATTATCTTGATATGCCAAATCAAGCTTCTAAGAACCGTTTGTTGGAAAGCGGTCTTGGAGCAAAATTACGTGATGTGTGGTTTTACACATATCAAAGCAATCTATTAAATGATCCACAAACTCACGCATACAACATTGTAGGATCTGCCGTGTTTGGAGCAATGGCTCCAGTAGAAAGAACGCTTGCCATCCCAATCGGAATGGCTAGGCAGTTATTGCCTGGTGCATCTCCTGATCGCTATCACTTTCAAGATATTATGGCCGGAATGTCGGGGTTAAAAAATGGCATTCTTGACGGATGGGAACTTGCTGTAGATGCAATCAAGAAAGGTGGAGAATCAAAGTTTGCTGATGGCACGGCGCGTGTATCCAATCCATTATCAGCAGAAAATCTATCTGATACGCCAATCCGTTTGTTTGGTAAAGAAGTGTGGAGAACACCTGATTTACGTGACTCATGGATTGGGCGTGCAATTGATGGTCTTGGCGCTGTTCAAGACTTTCAATCATTCCGTCCATTACGTGCCGGAGATGAATTTATTGGCGGCATTTCTGCGCGTTATCAATTGCATGAAGAAGCGTGGAGATTTGGTAACCAAGAATATGACCGGCTTGTTGCTGAGGGAATGTCATCTGATGCGGCATTAAAAGAGGTACAAGCCAAGGTTGGACAATTGCTAACTGAGCGTCCTGCTCAGGTGCAAGAGTCTATTGAATCATTTAGAAATATGGTTACTCTCCAAAGTAGGATTGAAAAAGAAGGAATCCTTGGGGAAACATATTGGTGGACAAATAGGTTATTAAATACAGCGGCAGCAAAAGTTATTGTTCCGTTTTCAAAAACGGTAACAAATTTGTTTATTGAGGGATCTAGCTATATCCCTGGATTAAACGCATTAAGCCCGCGTTTTTACAATATGTGGGAGCAAGGTGGCCGACAGCGTGATGCTGCTTTAGCTAGATTGTCTATGGGTGGAACGGCAATATCTGGTGCTGCGTTATTAACTCTTGATAATCGCTTGACAGGATCAGGCCCATCACAAACAGAAGATCGTAAGGCGCTAGAAGCAATGGGTTGGCAACCTTACTCTTTAGTTTTTGATAAGGGCGAATTGTCAGAACAAAATGTTACTGCACTTAAAAACATTACAAAGGTTGGCATTGGGCCGGATAAAGTTTATGTAAGCTTTTCTCGGTTTGATCCAATCTCAATGATTCTTGCTGTTGGCGCTGATATGGGTGATGCAGCCAAATTTGATCGTCATCCTGATAGAGAAGAGTGGCAGACAATGGCAATGGCTGGCATGGTTGGCGCTGGCGAGTACATGGGTAATTTGCCTTTTATGCAGGGCATTGGCCAATTGCTTACAATTGCTCGTTCGCGTCAAACAGACACCGGCGATAAGATGGTTGAGATCATGGGTGGATTGGCTAACCAGTTTACTAATTTTGCCTACACCGGAATACCAGCGGTTGGTTTAACAAACAGCACGTTGATGGCTCACATTGAGCGAATGACTGACCCAACAAAGTCAAACATTATGTCTCCGGTAATGGATCAGCCAATATTCTTGCGTTCATTTTATGAGGCACGTCAGCGCGTAATGTCGCGCATTCCTGGCGTTTCAGCAGATGTTGAGCCAATGCTAGATAGTCTTGGACGAGAGGTTAAGGTACAAAATCGTGGTCTTGACTATTGGGCAAATTGGACTCCAGTTATACAGGCAACTGAAGGTAAATTTTCAGAAACTGATGCGTTACTTGCTTCTTTGAATTTTGGTATTGCAGAACCAGTCAAGACTTGGGATGGAGTTAGATTATCCGCTGAACAATATAACCGGTTTAAAAATCTTTATGGACAGGTTATCAAAGAAGATGGGATGAACCTTGAGCAGCGCATCCCATACGAACTAAAGCGTGCAGAAGAGGATTCAATTACTTCTGGTGAACCAATGCTTGTTGGAGACAAACAAAAGCTTATTTCTCAGATTGTTGAGAACTATAGAAAGCTTGCTAGGTTACGCATGATTGGTGATGATGAAGGAACTCCTGTTGAAATTGAATCATTGCCTGGTATGAAGATTGAATTTGAGGATCTTGCTGGCGCGATTAAGCGGAAGAAAGATATTTTCAGAGTCTACGGTAAGTAACTTTATAGAGAGATTTGACAATGGCAACCTACCCTATTTCTAACGTAACCCGCAGGGTTGTGTACACCGGATCAGCCGGTGTCGGGCCGTATGCGTTCTCTTTTGAGATCCTTACTAGCACAGACCTTGCAGTTTATAAAAACGATGTGTTGTTGACGTTGACCACAAACTATACGGTCACCATCAACAGCAACGGCACTGGATCTGTGACGCTTAACGTCGCTGCTACATCGGCAGACAACATCACCATTGTTGGCGCACGCGCAGTGCAGCGCACAACAGACTTTGTTACCGGTGGAGATCTGTTTGCCAACACGCTGAATGATGAACTTGACTCGCAGACCATTTTGGTTCAGCAAGTATCAGAAAGCTCAGATCGTGCAATTAAAGCGCCAGTAACAGATCCGACAACAATTAACATGACGTTGCCAGCCAAGGCCACACGTGCCTATAAGCTGCTGGCATTTGATGCAAACGGTAACCCAATTGCCGATGAGCATATTGGTACTAACCGCGGTAACTGGGCTACAGCAACAGTTTATTACGTCCGCGATCTTGTTAAGGATACAAGCAATAACAATATTTACCAGTGTATTACTCAGCACACTTCTGCTGGGTCACAGCCAATTAGCACAAACGCTGGCGCTGCAAACTGGTCATTAATTGTTGATGCTGCATCCGCTACGTCTAGTGCATCTGCCGCGGCTGCAAGCGCAAGTAGTTCTGCTGCATCTGCAATACTAGCTAACGATTGGGCAACCAAGACTTCTGGACCTGTAGCCGGTGGTGAGTACTCGGCTAAGTATCACGCTACAGCGGCCGCGTCCAGCTCGTCTACGGCCACCACAGCGGCCACTAGCGCCACTGCTGCACAAGTTGCAGCCGAGTCTGCGCGTGACGCTACGCTTGCCGCTTACGACAGCTTTGATGACCGTTATCTTGGATCTAAGACTAGCAATCCAACCCTAGACAATGACGGAAATGCGCTTGTTGCTGGGGCGTTGTATTTCAACAGTGTTGCTGGTGCGATGCAGGTTTACACAGGTAGCGCGTGGGTTGCCGCTTATGTATCCGGCACTGGATACTTAGCTGCTGCAAATAACCTGTCTGATTTGTCTAATGCTGCAACTGCGCAAACAAACCTTGGCGGCACTACCGTTGGCAAAGCGGTATTTACAGCCGCTACTACTGCTGCTGCACGTACTGCAATTGGCACGGTAATTGGCACTGACGTTCAAGCGTATGACGCAAACACCGCCAAGACAAACGTGGTCCAAAGCTTTTCTGTTGCGCAGCGCGGTACGGCAACAGCGCTTACTAGCACATCTGCTTCTATCGCTGTAAACTTGGCATTAGCAAACAACTTTACTCATACGTTTACTGAGAATACAACGCTTGCTAACCCGACTAATATTACCGCTGGTCAGTCTGGCGTAATTGTGTTTACGCAACACGCAAGCAGTCCCAAGACGCTTGCCTTTGGTAGCTACTGGAAATTCCCTGGTGGAACAGCGCCAACAGTAACGGCCACAAACAGTGCTGTAGATACGTTGGCTTATTATGTTGAAAGCAGCACAAGAATAACCGCGCGTATGTTGGGAGATGTTAAGTGATTGTGCCAGGTGACGCTAATCCACTTTTAATGGGTGGTGCTGACGGCTATCAGATTAGCCGCAGCGTTCGGTTGCGTCAAAGTGCATCCGCTTACTTTAACCGCACTCCATCAAGCAACGGTAGCCGTCAAATAATGACGTTTTCGTTTTGGATGAAGCGTGGTTTGTTGACTTATGCTTCTAGCTATCTCACTTTGTTTAGTGCTTATCCGGTTTCATCTTCTGTAGATATAATTGCATTTAGTCCAAGCAGTGATTCTTTGCGTATTTTTCTAAATGGTTCTGTAAGCGCGGACTTAATTACAACGCAAGTTTTTCGTGACCCATCCGCTTGGTATCACGTTGTTGTGGCTATTGATACTACACAAGCAACTGCATCCAATCGCATTAAGATGTATGTAAATGGCAGTCAAATTACATCTTTTTCTACTGCAACATACCCAACACAAAATTACAATACTTATTGGAACAGCACAAGTTATGCTGCATCAATCGGCGCTAACTTAAATGGCCCACAATCATACTTCGACGGCTATCTAACCGAAATTAACTTTATTGACGGTCAGGCTTTAACGCCATCATCGTTTGGCGCAACTAGCACGACAACTGGCGTGTGGGGGCCAGCTAAGTACACTGGAACGTATGGCACCAATGGTTTTTATCTTAACTTCTCGGATAACAGCAGCAACACTGCTACGACTATCGGTAAGGACTCAAGCGGCAACGGCAACAACTGGACACCAAACAACATCTCGGTGACTGCTGGCGTTACTTACGACTCGATGGTTGATACGCCGACACCGTATGGTTCAGATAGCGGTGTTGGTGGTGAAGTGCGTGGGAATTATGCGGTATTGAATCCGTTGGGTTTACCACCATCAGGATATTCAGCAGGGACATTTGCCGCAGGAAATTTAAATTTTACAACTGGTGGCGTAAAGATGGCGAAGTCCACAATGGCTTTGCCGCTTAGTGGGAAATGGTACATTGAGTGCAGTAGTAGTGGCACAAGCGCAGCCATTGATTGGGTATTTGGTTTGACAGGAATGTCTGCCGCAACACCAACAAACCATTCAAATCCCGGAGTTAATTTATACATATCAGATACTGCATATTGGCTCATAAATGCTGCATCACAATTTACACAGGCAGGTGCAATATCTTCTAGCGATATTTTTCAAATTGCTTATGATGCAAGCACAGGGAAAGTTTGGTTAGGAAAAAACAATACCTATTACACATCTGCTGGTTCTGGAACAGGTAATCCATCATCAGGCACAAATCAATTTGCCACTTTGTCTACAACAACAGAATGGTGCGCTTATACAGGTGGAAATACTGGAACAGTAACAAGCAGCATCAACTTCGGTCAACGCGCATTTAGCTACACCGCCCCATCAGGCTTCAAAGCCCTCTGCACTCAAAATCTGTCAACGCCGACGATTGCGAATGGTGCGGGGTATATGGCGGCAACCCTGTACACAGGCAATGGTTCAACTGGACAATCTGTTGTCAATACAGTCAATGGTGTTTCATTTGCTCCAGATTTTGCGTGGGTAAAAGTTAGAAGCACTGCTGGAACTGACCACTATCTTGCAGACACAGTTCGTGGTGCAACAAAGTATCTTCAATCAGATACGACAGCGGCTGAAGGAACAAACAACGGCATTACAGCATTTAATTCAAACGGATTTAGTGTTGGAGCAGTTGGTGATACCAATACCAATACGGCAAGTATTGTCGGCTGGCAATGGAAAGCAGGCGGCACAGCGGTATCCAACACATCAGGAAGCATTACCAGCACAGTAAGCGCAAACACGACTGCTGGCTTTAGCATTGTGACATATACAGGCACAGGTTCTAACGCTACCGTTGGTCATGGTTTGGGTGTTGCGCCAAGTATGATTATCATTTTTGAGCGTTCGCCGGGTGGTGATGACCACATTGTTTATCACTCGTCTTTAACCAGCAACCAGTATGCAATCCGTCTTAACACAACTGCGGCGCAAACTGGCCCATTCGGAGTTTATTGGAACAGCACTTCACCAACGTCAACAGTATTCAGTGTGGGAACTTCCGGTGAGAACAATCAAAACACAGCAACCTATGTAGCCTACTGCTTTGCTCCCATTACAGGCTACAGCGCGTTTGGTTCATACACTGGTAACGGTTCTGCTGATGGGCCATTTGTGTGCTGCGGGTTCAGGCCGAGGTTTGTGATGTGGAAAAACGCATCGGCAGCAGAAGCATGGCTGATTGAGGATACCGCTAGAAGCACATATAACGAAGTTGCTCTTGAGCTTTACCCAAGCTCATCCGGTGCTGAAGCAGCTGGTTCTAGTCGTTCACCAACTCAACAATTTGATTATTTAAGTAACGGCTTTAAAGTTCGTGGCGCACAAACACAAACAAACGGAAGTGGCAACACAATCATCTACGCCGCCTTTGCGGAGACAGCATTTAAATTTAGTTTAGGTCGCTAGGCATGACTGCTATAAGTGAAATCGGCAACAAATACGGAAGGCTTACCGTGATTAGTCGCGCCGAAAACAAAGACAGAAAAGCAATGTGGAATTGCTTGTGCGATTGCGGAAACGCAAAAGTTGTATCTGGAACTCATTTGCGGACAAATCATGTGCAATCTTGTGGGTGTTATCACTCCGAAGTCATTACGCAAATTGGTCGATTAAACAAAGGCAAAAGCGATAATCGTGGCAAGCCTCGCCTATATGAAAATTACGATGGGGTTCTTGGTAAAGTAGTTGGCACATTAAATCGCTCCGAACAAAATGGCGCGGTCATGTATTTAGTTAAGTGTGCCAAATGCGGAGAAATTCACACAAGAAACGCCAAGCATCTTAAGCAAAGCCAAGAAGCACAAGATTGCAAATTTTATAAACCACCAAACTGGTCGGGTTTTGAACGAGAAGATGCAATCATTCGTAGGCAATATGGCATTTCAATGGATGAGTTTAGAGAATTGTTAAATCTTCAAGGAAACGGATGCGCTATTTGTTCGAAACCGATTACCGCATTGCGCCGTCGCATGAACATTGACCATTGCCATGAAACCAATCAGGTGCGTGGCATTTTGTGTTCTAGCTGCAACACAGGGTTAGGGCATCTTGGCGATAACATTGCAGGTTTACAACGCGCATTAAAATACTTGCAAAATCCACCTTTTACTAAGTACGCTCTTGCGAGGTAATTATGTTTTATTGTAAAGCTGAAAACAAATACATTAATGCTGGTGTTGCATTTGAAGTTGGCGGGGTGCAGTATCCGGCTAACTGGCTTAACTTAACCACAATCCATGAAAAGAATGCGATTGGATTGGAAGAGGTTACAGAAACAGATCATCCTGAAGATGACCGTTTCTACTGGGTAACTCCGTCAATGTCCGGTGCTTTCCGTGGGTATATCAATACGCCCAAGGACTTGGCCCAGCTTAAAAAGCAATGGGTATCTCAGATCGGACAATCTGCGTATGCGCTACTTTTGCCAAGTGATTGGAGGGTGACCAAGGCCCTTGAAACTGGACAGCCTGTAGACGCATCCTGGTCAAGCTGGAGGGCATCCGTGCGCTCGACTGCTGCCAATGCAATCAACGCAATCAATGCAGCCAATGACGTAGCTGCGCTTAAATCAGCAATACAAGTGTCTTGGCCAAAAGATCCATCTAATACCGAGGCGTAATTATGGTGTCCGTTAGCGATGTGGAAGCAAAGATTGATGGCCATATTGACCTGTGTGCAATACGGTATCAGGGAATAGAAGATCAGATGCGTGGTATGAACGCCAGGCTTAAACGTATTGAGTACGTAATGATTTCGTCAGTCGGCGCATTGCTTGTTGGGATGGCCGGTCTTTGTCTAACATTGCTAATGACTATTATTACAAAATGATAGATCCAGTTACCATTGGTGCGGCGTTCGTTGTAGCAAAAACATCTGTTGCTTATGTTAAAGAGGCTATTAACTTAGGGCATGAGATTAAAGATTGCTATGATGAATTGTCTAAATTCTTTACCGCTCAAGGAGAGATTGAGAAAGCTGCCAATCAAGCAGAAGCAGCTAAGAACGCTCCAAAGCCAGAAGATCCTGAGAAAGCCAAGGCTCACGAGACAGCGCTACAGCAAGCGTTCACGATTGTCATGCAGCGTAAGCAGATGCGTGAGTTTGAGCGTGAGCTTAAAGATATGTTCACCATGAAGGGTGAACTTGCTTTATATCAAGAGTTGTGTGAAGAGCGTCAAAAGATTATTGGTGCAGAAGATGATGCTAGACGCGAGTTAATAAGGCAAGAGCGCTTGGCTAAAGATACTGCCGAACGCAAGGCAAAAGAAAAACAGGAAGCATTTGAGGTTGGTGTCGTGACACTTGTATTGTGTGTTGCGGTGGTTGCTATTGTGTGGTTTATGATAGAGGTAATGTAATGCTTACACTGTTCAGTACGGTAATTAGTTTTCTATCTGGTGGACTGCCATCAATCTTATCTTTCTTTCAAGACCGCGCTGATAAAAAACATGAGCTTGCTCTTGCGCAGTTACAAACACAGCGTGAACTGGAGTTAAGGAAAGCTGGGCTTGAGATTGAAGAGCGTATTGCGCATATCCAAACTGAACAAGTACAGATACAAGCTGATGTCAGCATGGCACAGACTGCTGTTCAAGAGCGCCAAGCGTTATACGCGCACGACATTGCGATAGGTCAAGGGGCAAGTCAGTGGGTGATTAATGCACGCGCTATCGTGCGTCCTGCCATCACATTTGGTTTGTTTGCTTTGCTGGTATTCGTTGACATATTTGGTTTTTATTACGCATGGAAAACTGGTGTTGAATTCACCGTAGCGATGGATCAGCTATGGGATGATGAGACACAGATCATTTGGAGTTCCGTTGTTGCTTTCTGGTTTGGCACACAGGCATTCAAAAAATGATACTAGATACCGGAGAAAATTGGATTCGGTTGAACGAAAGTGACAACAGACTTGTTGAACTTCATCGTCTACTTGTACAGGCTGAGAAGTATGTGCAGATAAAAGATCCGCGCACAGCAAAGTGTGACTACTGGGGAATCTGTAAAGATGATTTAACAGAGAATCTTGTAGTAAAGTGCGGTGGAGAATACGAAGGTGAGCGCCTATCAGTTACGTACAAAGATGTTATGCGTGCGTTCCCAGAGTTAAAGAAGTTAATGAATGAATTAAAGCTGCAACCATATATCGGTAAAAACTACATTGGTAACTGGGGCGTGCATCGGCATTCATACGGTAACCGTGGTCAGTGGAATATATGTGTTCTTGGCAAAGGTAATCGCAAAGCAACAATAAATTTCCACAATGTCGTTGACAGCACTACACAATACGGTAAATGCACAAGCCACTACTTCTTTCACATTCTTGATGACTCAGAGAAGACTGAGATCATTGAGACGATTAACGTAAAAGAAGGTCAGATGTATTCTTTAAACGTATGGAACTGGCACTCGCACATTACCACTAGCAAGGTAAACCACGCTGAATGTTTCCTGCTCCACTTCCGTGATGTTGAATCAAAAGAAGAGACGATTGGATTGCTACATTCTCTTAATGAAACATCGTGGCTATCTGAAAAGATTAAAGGATTGATTGCTTGGTTTCGTTGATCGATCTAATTAAGCACCATGAAGGTGTAAGATTTAAGCCGTACCGTTGTCCAGCACTGCTGTGGACCATTGGTGTTGGCCATGTTCTGTATCCAGAGCAAGCAAAGATTCCAATGGACAAACGTAATTCGTTTGATCTAAAGCCAGAACATAATCGTGTATTTTCAGCGAGTGAAGTCGATGCTATATTGGATGAGGATCTTAAACGCTTTCGTGCAGGAGTGGCCAAACTTTGCCCTGGTCCTACTACTAGCAAACAGTTTGACGCAATGGTTTCATTTGCTTTCAATGTAGGACTTGGATCTTTACAGAAATCCACAATCAGAATGAAGCATAATCGCGGCGAATATTCTGATGCTGCCGATGAGTTTTTGAAGTGGACTAAGGCTGGAGGAAAGATCTTGCCTGGTCTAGTTAAGCGTCGTAATGACGAGAGAGCGATGTATCTATCTTGAAAACCTGCGCATTATTTCAGAAGCCAAAAGAACGCCGAGATGAAGACCGGCTGTCTGAGATGATTATTGGCTATCCGATCACTGATGCTATGCGCATAGATAATGGATATAATATAAAGCTTGGCGAAGATTACTTAATTGTAATAACAGGTGACTTCGCAATTGGTCTACTTGAATACTCAGGTAAGACAATAAACTAATCAGCGAGGTTGCTGTGAACCAACCGGTAATAGATGACAACGGCTTTATTGAGCTTTGGAATCTTCACAAATCCTGCTCAAGAATTTCAGAGATACTTGGCATTACTGTGCGCAATGTAAACTATCGGCGCAGACGGCTAGAAGCTAGATACAAGATCAAGCTTGGCGCAGAAGATAAACGCGCCGAAGCCAGGGAACATATGTCAACCGGCCATCTACATAAGGCCAGGCTGAACCTTGGCATTGAGAATGGGGTAGTGATCGTATTCAGCGATGCCCACTTCTGGCCAGCCATACGCAGCGATGCGTTTAAAGGGCTTCTATGGGCCGTTAGAGAGATGCAGCCAAAGGCTGTGATATGCAATGGGGATGCCTTTGACGGCGCGTCTATAAGCCGGTTTCCGCGCATTGGATGGGATAGCAAACCCTCTGTGGTTGAGGAATTAAATGCTTGCAAAGCTAGTCTAGGTGAAATCGACGATGCAGCCAAGGCAGCGCGTAAAGAATCCAAGCTGATCTGGACGCTCGGAAACCACGACGCTAGGTTTGAGAACCGTCTAGCTCAGACTGCCGGCGAGTACGAAAAGGTGCATGGCTTTAGTCTGAAAGATCACTTCCCAGACTGGACTCCGTGCTGGTCCGTATGGCCAACAGAGTCTGTAGTTGTCAAGCATCGATACAAAGGCGGTATCCATGCAACACATAACAATACAGTAAACAGTGGCGCAAGCATTGTTACAGGCCACCTACACAGTCTAAAAGTAACACCGTTCTCAGACTATAACGGCACTAGATATGGTG